CTAAACCCTCAACCGATACAAAATTTGTCACTAATCTTAGACGCTAGTTCTTTAGCAGCATTAGATAGAAATCTGTTGTTGCTAAAGTAGAGAGGCGTTGAGACTTGATTAAGGAACTCCACGACCGTCTTTAAAAGCTTGGTCTGGGAACCGTCAAGATCTAAATCCTCGCCCCCAGCGTCAGCAGGAAGCGTCTCAAGAGAATCTGTATCGTCCTCAACCACAGGAGATACTGGAGTAGGATCACCATAAGCCTTATTGAACAGAGTGCCGCTACTAGTATAAGCATACTTGTTGTTGATATCATCTGTACTATTGGTGTATGTATTACAGAATACAGTGCTGTTCTTAAGGTTAAGAGACTTCATCTGATCAGCAATAGTTGCAGCAACATTAACTGATACCGGAACTCCAGTAACATCAGACCTCTTATAAGCCTTAGCATATTCCTTAAACCATTCATCACTAGTCTTATTTGCAACAACATTAACAACAGCAGAAACACCATCAAGAGCTTGTTTAAGATGCTCAATATTTACAGGATTACCAGTTGATCCTGAAAGGATACTAGTAAAATAAGGTTGTTTTCCTTCCCAACCCTTCCTCCACCAAGTATAAGGGATTCTATAAATCTGATTGATTTTGATAGCTCTGGCATCACCACCAAAATGGTTTACAAGTTTCTTTTGAATACCATTCCAATAAGTCTTGTGAGGATTTATATTGTTTTGATTTAGAATCCAGTAGCACTGATAACCATTACGAGTATCAACAACCCAACTTGGCTTTACAGGAAAGTTATTGATCTGGTTCAAGAATTCCTTTTTCTTTTGCATGACGATACTGGGCTTAAAATAACGACCCTGATCATCTCGCCCAGCATCCATATCAACAAAACAAGCACGAATTCTACTAATAGCATATTGCTTACGTCCACCATTAACATAGAAATAAGCATCAGCACCTTGACTATCATTTGCAATAGCAATCGTGGTAAGATTATCTGTATGATTCATACTACTGATCTTCTTACGAGGATCACCATTATAGCAAAAAATTTGCTGACCACCAAAAGAATCAAAAAACTTATTCCTCAAAGTAATTTGATCTCTTGTTCCAATAGCACTATGAGTCTTATCGAACGGATTAAAAGCCAAAGTATCACTAAACATTTGTTTTCCTTCTTCCAACTTCCTATCTACAATTTTGATATTGGGACAGTGAACATCACCATCAAGAGCAATATCTAAAAAAGATGGTAACGGAATCGAACCGTTATTGTATGATAGTAGAAACTATATAGGTACTATCTTACAAGTCCCAAACACCACCTTGACTATCAAGAATCAATACTGTTCATCCTCATCATTATAGTCTTCATCCTCATCCTCGTCCTCGTCCTCGTCCTCATCTTCGTCATCAAACTGATCCCAATAGCTCTCATCATAGTCATTCAGATAATCGTCCTCATCGTCCTCGTAATCATCCTGACTAAAATCAGCCTTATAAAGAGGCTTGAGCAACTCACCCTCGTACTGTCCAACTACCTCGTAACGACAAGTGCGAAGCTTTTCATAATTGCAGTCACTAGGAACGCTCACAACATCCTTGGGATTAATCTTGACAATGACAATCTTGTCTCCAGACTCAAGACTTCCATAGTTCGCAACATAATTCAATGCACCAGCATGAAGCCCATTAGAACAACCACGACCACGATCATCGTCAACCTTTGCTCGTTGCATCTCGCAGACCTGACCAACTCTATTGTCAAAAACTCCCCTATACTTATCTTTAAAGTCTGAACGAACAGCCTTATAGGCGAGGAAGAAACCATCCTCAGTAATAGGGAGATGCTCATGCTCTAAGAAATCATACAGTTCCTTTTGACTCTGCATACTTGGATTTTCCATGAGATTATTCAGGAAATTAACAAGGGGCTGAAAAGGCAATCCCTTGCTCATAAACTCCAGAATACGCTTACTAATACTACCATGAACTTCCTCGCCCTCATAAAGAACCTGTCCATTCTTGATCTCTACAAGACCATCGCTAAAAGTAGCAACAGCCTTTTGAACATCAACAACTTCCAGTAGTTCATCTGCCGTAGCAGTAGGAAGTCTTTCCAGAATCAACTTATAGTTGATATGATCTGGCAACACCTGATAACTCTGGTTATTAAGAACCAGCGTCAAATTACCATCCACAAACATAAACGGAACAGCCATAATCCAAACTCCTAGTTTTTAGTTACGATACCTGTGATACTGTCATTTTACACTAATCGGCAAGCTTGTCAAGGGGTCTTGAGAAATTTCTGACTACTTGACTAAACTACTCAACTGAATCCTAAATAGGTCAATATTCTCTTGGCTCATCTGCATGATCCAATCCTTACCATCATTATTATAATACGAGTGACGATCATCAAGCTGATTAATAGGATTCTTCTTAGCTCTTAGATCAGTAAGAGTTCCAGTAACTTGATGACTACCAAGAATATACTTTAGTATAGGATTCTTATCAAGTTCAGTTCTGACGCTCTCTCTAATCTTAGAGATTGCTGGAAGTTTAAAGTTTTCCTTAGACTCACCCTTAATAATCTTCAGATAAGTTTCGGCCTTATCAGAATTAGATCCAGTATAAAGTGATCGACTAATCAAACTGGTCAAGACATTGTAGGCCAAACTAGCCTTACGAATATCCTTACTATCTACTGATCGGATATTGGCTTTGTCCATTAACTTTGAGATATGAGAGAAATAATCTGATTGAGAAAATCTTTCAATCCTAAAGTTACTATCATGAACAGTATTAGCAAAGAATTCCATAAGCATAGTAGTGTCTATGCACTCAACTAGAGTCTTGCTACTAATAAACTTTTCATAATTCAACCCAAAAATATTCAGCATATGAAACATGAACTGCTTGTCCATAGTTCCGTGATTGTAATATCTATAATGGTTATTCTTATGTTCCTCACTTGCATATTCTTTCTTACAGAAGTCAACAAGATCATTGAAAGAAGCCAAACTTGAAAAATGTTTCTGAGTAACAATCTTCAACTGACGATTAAAAAATTCATTAAAACTGACAAGATTATACCCATCATTTTGGAGCTTTTTAACAAAAGCATTTTTGATAGCATAAATCTTACTATCTCCCAGCAAATCTTTGACTATAAACTTCAAGCTATCATCACCAAGAGTAGTGGTAATATCATTAATCTCAGGATGACCGGATTCAGCCTCAGTCTTATATCGAAGCATAGGAACGTATACTATCTCATCCTGCTCTAGAAAATCTTCCAGTTGTTCTTCTGAAAGAATTCTAAGACAAGTAGCATCATTATAAGGATTAGTGATCTGCTTACTATCTTTGTCATAGCCATGAATAAAGAATACGTCTTGATCACTAACACTACCATTAGAATTTCTATTGTAAGACTTTCTTGGGCCAGAACTTTGAGTAAGATGTTTGTAGTCTGAAACCTTTAGCAGATTTTCAGCACCAACATCTTCAATCAGTTTATCAAAACCTTTTTGACTATTAGTATAGTCTTTAGTATCAAGAAGCATATAAGCAAAGCAATCATTTGTATTGCAATACTTTGTGATGATCTTCTTTGCTGTTTCTTCACCCTTAACGTCACAGATAAAGAAAGCCATCGTGCCTTTCTTCCTCTGGTTATTCCAATAGTAAGAACCTTTACCAGTAAGAGTTTCGTGATGAATCTTATCTGTCAAAGCAACTTGACGACGAGAACGATAGCCAGCAGTCTTATAATTAAAAACATACAGACTCTTGCCAGCCGGAATTTTATATTCCAAATCATTTCCAGAATTGATCGGATGATCTTTACCCTTGGGATCAGTCCAAGTGGCACCAACACCCCAGCCGCCAGCCAATTCATTCATAGTATAATATGAAGTAATTGCTTCTATCTTGGTCTTGGATGCTTGAATTTTCTTGGAGAATTCTTCCTTCATCTCCATGTAAATTTCTTGGGTCTTTTTACGAAGAGCCTTAATTACATCCTTGGTATACTGCAAACCTTCGCGGCTAACGTCCATCTCAAGTTCACCGATACCAAAATCAAGTTCAAGGTAAAGGCCAGAGTTAAGAATCTCTCCCACAAAACTCTTCCAAGAATCAATGTCTGCTTTCTGGAAAGCCCTATTCCACTT